CAGGCACTTGCCAAAGACACGCAATCGCAGCGCCTGGCACGCAAGCTGGTGAACTACGATGGCGATCTGGAAGAATTGGCAAGTCTGCAAAAAGAACTGGCGAAACTGCAAGTCACCTACAAAAACAAGGCAGCGCAGAGCAAAGAACTGCAAGAGGCATCGGCATCACTTAGCGCTTTCTTGCTGGACGAGGAAGACACGATAACCGCACTGATGGCAATGCAAGAGTTTGAAGCGCGGCAGATACTGGCAGTGCTTGGCATTAATATTCACTGAGGGGCAATCATGGCAGACCCAATTATTAGACAACTGGCGCGTGCGAAACTTCCGCCTACTTTACGCAATCCCATCAGTGAGTTTATGCAATCACTTTTCAGTGGTGACGGACGCAGTGCAAACCCCAGCTGGGACGCCTTGTCAGACGCTGAGAAAGCCGCCTACTACAGCGACAACCCCACGATGGCTGGAATTACCCAGTTTGGGCAGAAAGCGCTTGGTTATGCCCCATTTGGGATTGGTATGGCAATGCAGGCGCAGAAGGCATATGCCCCAGACTTTGTTGCACAACAAGAATCAATTGCCCGTGGAATTGATCCTGCTACTGGTTTGCAAGTAGGCGGCTATGGTTCGCGCCAAGCGCCCGATTTACAAAGTTTTGACATTGCTACACAAACCCCCACTGGCTTGTACGGCGACCAATATGCGGGTATGCCGGCGCCACAGTCTATGGGTATGTTTGAGTCTTTTTTGAATAGTATTTTGCCCAGTTCTGCCGTGTCTTTGGGGCCAGTGGCGGCTGTTGAAGATCGGGCACCATTACTTACGCCAGCAGGCATGGAAGCAGCAGCACCAGGAGTAGCGGAGGCCAACATTGGTGGATACGATTCAGGCATGGGCAACTTTGGCGGCGGCTCAGACAGCTTTGGCGAAGGCCAATATGCTCATGGCGGCATGGTAGACGCTGACGATCTGAAGGGACAAGCGCCAGGCCCAGACGATGGCTATGGGGCACTCCAAGGCGGTGAGTACGTTATTAAGAAGGCCGCAGTTGATAAGTATGGACAGGCAATGCTTGACGCTATCAATAATGGCACCTTTCAATTCAAGCAAGGTTTAGCCAACTTCATGGCAACGAAATAGCGGCATCCACCCAGCCGACTTTGGGTGAGTTTGAAGGAAGAGTATGGAAAACGAAGTTGAGATTGAAGACGAGCCCGTAGAGCAGCCAGCCGAGGAAGTTGATGAAGTTGTCGTCAGCATTGGCGAAGAAGAGCCGCAGCAGCAGGAAGAACCGGCCCATGCGCCTGAATGGGTACGCGAACTCCGCAAAACCAACCGCGAACTGAAGCGGCAGAACCAAGAACTGCAAGGTCGGATGCAACAAGCAGTACCGCAAGCCATCACACTTGGTAAAAAACCAACACTCGAAGATCACGACTATGACGCTGAGAAGTTTGAGCAGTCACTGGAAAGCTGGTACGACCGCAAGCGCCACACTGATGAGCAGCAAGCAAGGCAAGACGCCGAGGTGCAAACCCAGAATCGCGCTTGGCAATCAAAGCTAGAAGGCTACGCAAAGGCCCGTGCGGAACTGCGGGTAAGTGACTTCGAAGAGGCCGAGGCGGTAGCACAGGAACTGTTCAGTGTCACTCAGCAGGGCGTGATGCTGCAAGGTGCTGATAACCCCGCCCTAGTGGTGTATGCTCTTGGCAAAAGCCCCAAAAAGGCCAAGGAATTGGCAGAAATCAAAGACCCGGTGAAGTTTGCCTTTGCCGTTGCAAAACTGGAGAAAGACATGAAAGTTACCAATCGCAAGTCAGCCCCGCCACCGGAACGAGTAGTATCAGGCACTGCCAGAAACTCTGGCTCGGTAGATTCAACCCTTGACAGATTGCGGGATGAAGCCGCCAGAACTGGTAACATGACGAAAGTTATTGCATACAAGCGCCAGAAAAAGGCATAATGTCGGCAAACGGGTATCGCTAGCCCAAAAAAATAGCAGTTGAATGGCCCCCGCCAGCCCATTGGTGAGTAGAGAAAGTGGCAGCAATGCCGTGTTTTTTATTCAACCAATGGAGTTTTTATGAGCAATTCATTCAGTAAAGAAGAGCGCGTAGCCTTTGAGGACATTCTCGAAGGTTTTAACGATGCTCTAGTTTTGTCCCGCAACGTGTCCGTTTACAACACTGACGGCTCGATGATGGAACGAACAAACAACGTCATCTATCGTCCCCAGCCGTACATTGCGCAGAGCTTTGATGGCATGGATCAGACCAGCAACTTTACGGCTTACACCCAGTTGTCCGTCCCTGCGACACTTGGCTTTCAGAAGTCTGTGCCGTTCATTTTGGATGCACTGGAACTGCGTGATGCCTTGCAAGAGGGTCGTCTGGGCGATGCTGCCAAGCAGAAGCTGGCAAGTGATATCAACATCGCCATCATGAACTCAGCCGCAAACCTCGGTTCGCTGGTGGTCACTGTCAGCACAGCAGCTGGCGACTACGACGATATTGCTGCGTGCGACTCGATCATGAACGAGCAGGGCGTCCAAGCCTTTGACCGTTACCTTGCACTGTGCAGCCGCGACTACAACGGAATTGCTGGCAACATCGCTGGCGGCGCTACTGGTGGCGGTGCATCGCGTTCGTTCTCGGGCAACAAGTCGAACAACGCTTTCGAGCGCAGCTATGTCGGCATGGTTGCAGGCTTTGAGACTTACAAGCTGGACTACTCCAACCGCATTCTGGCGGCTACTGGTGCAGACCCAACGATGAGTACCCTGGCTGCTGCAAACAACTACTACGTGCCTGTGGCAACACAGACCGCAGTGACCGGCGAAACGCAGAACGTGGACAATCGTTTCCAGACGATCACCGTGTCCAGCACCACCGACCTACCTGCCGGGACTCCCATCGAGATCACAGGCGTGGAAGCCGTGCATCACATCACCAAGCAAGGCACTGGGTTTTCCAAAACCTTCCGTATCGTGAGCGTGGTTAATGCCACTACCTGCGTAATCACACCTCCCATTATTTCCGCACAAGGCGGAACTGATGCCGAGTTGCAGTATCAAAACTGCATCGTGACAGCAGCCGCTGGCCGCACTGTGAACCGCTTGAATGCTGATGACGCACCAATCAATTGCTTCTGGCAGAAAGATGCGCTTGAGATTCTCCCAGGCCGTTACGCTGTGCCGTCCGATGCTGGTGTCGCAGTGATGCGTGGCTCCACAGACCAGGGCATCGAGGTCGTCATGCAGAAGCAATACGACGTGAACACCATGAAGACCAAGTATCGTTTGGATACCCTTTTCGGCGTGGTCAATAAGCAGCCAGAGATGTCCGGCATCCTGTTGTTCAACCAAACTCCTTAAGGAAAAATCATGAGCTACAACGTAATTTTTACACAAGGCACGGCTACCGTTACTGTGCCAGCAGGCGAGAAAATCGCTGTGCAAGCCTACTCACCAGCAAGCGTGTTTCAAGAAGTTGGTTATCCCAATTTCCCAGAGTCACAGGATTTGCTGACCGTAGTTGACAACACCACCTATGTGTCAGCAGCATTCACGAATGCCACCAGCGTGACCATCCAGGCCGGTGCATCGGGCGCGTTGTACGCTGTCGGTGTTTCGCCAGTGATTACTGACGATGGCAATTGGCAACTCCAGGGCGCACCTGGTGACGTAGCCGACGGCGGCTCAATGATTGCCACAGCAGCAAATGTGCTTACTGGCATTGTCACTGCAACGCCTACGACAACCCGTTCCATCCAGCTGCCAACAGGTGCAAACCTTGACCTGGCAACCGAGTGGGCGATTGGTCAGGCGTTTGACTTCAGCGTCATCACCTTGGCTGCATTTGCTTTGACTATCACGGTCAACACAGGTGTGACCATTGTTGGCTCTGCTGCAACTGCTGCAACCTCTGGTGCATCCGCACGTTTCCGTCTTCGCAAGACTGCTGCTGATACCTTCATCGTGTATCGGATTGGCTGATAAACCAGACGGGTCAGCAGAGATGTTGGCCCGTTCTACATGGAGATTTGAATGAAACAAGGCCTTTATGCCAACATCGCAGCCAAACGTGATCGTATCGCGGCAGGCAGCAAGGAAAAGATGCGTAAGCCTGGAGCGCCTGGCGCACCTAGCAAAGCCGACTTTGTAGCATCTGCCAAGACAGCAAAGCCAGCAAAGAAAAAGAAATGATCAAGTCAGCTGCAATCGTCAAGACCAAGAATCCTAACTCTCGCAAAGAGTTGCGGTTGCAAAAGCTCAAGCTGAAAAAGAAACAGGCAAAAGAGCGCAAGGCAAGCAAGCAAGTTCACCCATCGCCAATGAGCAGCCGTGTCCGTCCTGCGGTCATTGAAAAAGATGACAGCCCCCCGACCCGTGATGAAATGTTGCAGCAAGCCGAGGCGATTGGGCTGAAGGTTGACAAGCGCTGGTCAGATGCAAACCTGTTGAAACACATCGAGGAATTGCAATGGGCTACACAAAACGACAATTCATAAGCGCAGCCTTTGAAGAAATTGGTTTAGCGTCTTACGTCTTCGATCTACAGCCCGAGCAGCTGCAATCAGCCCTGCGCCGCCTTGATGCGATGATGGCAGATTGGAACGCCAAGGGCATCCGTCTGGGTTATCCATTGCCATCCAGCCCCCAGGATAGCGACCTGGACGAAGAAACAAACGTCCCTGATTCAGCCTATGAAGCAATCATTTGCTCACTTGGCATCAGGCTGGCGCCGAGTTTTGGTAAAACGGTGATGATCGAAACCAAGACCACCGCCAAGCAGGGCTACGACATATTGCTCCAAAGGGCGACATTTCCGCTTGAACAGCAGCTGCCAGGCACGATGCCAGCAGGCGCAGGCAACAAGCCGTGGAGGGTGTACGACAACCCGTATGTCAGACCACCTTACAACCCGGTTACTGCTGGCCCTGATGGGCCTCTTGAATACTATTAAGGACAGTCATGCCAACAATCAACCAGTTACCCGTACTCAGCACGATTTCCAGCGGAGACCAGTTACCCGTCTACTCGCCAAACAACGGGGATGCACGGCGCACCAGTATCGGCAGTTTGCTGACGTTCTTCCAGCAAAGTTTTGCTTCGCCAACAGTTTCGACAAATCTGTACACACCAGGGGCAGGCTTCAATATCACTGTGCCCACGCCTGTAGCCGAGCAGCAATGGATGCTTATCCAACCTGCTGGCACACTGGCCACCGGAACCGTCACCCTGCCGCTGAATACTGGCGTACCCGATGGCACTGAGGTTCTGATAACCAGCACCCAAACAATCACAGCTTTCACCATTGCTTTGAATGGCGCGGCTGCAATCTACGGAAATGTCTCTACCCTTACCGCTGGCGCTGCTGTTCGGTATCGCTACTACTTGGCGACCAACAGTTGGTACAACATCACCAACGAAACCGCAGGATTTAATGCGGCAATTCAAGATTTTCTAAACAACCCGACGAGCGCGAATCTACTGGCAGCAATGACAGACGAGACCGGCACAGGCCTGTTGGTGTTTAACACCAGCCCAACTTTATTAACACCAATAATTACAAATCCAACAGTCAGCACTGGAACATTCACCAGCCCTGCATTGGTGACGCCTGCGTTAGGGACAGTTGCCAGTGGAGTTATTTCAGCCTGTACCAGCACCAGCATGGTTATGGTGACTCCAGTAATCGGTGCAGCCACAGGCACA